ATGCTGCAGTGGGCGGCCGGGCTTGGGCTGCCGCTGGTGGAGGATGCCGGGCCGGTCGCGACCGAGGCGGTGAGCGCTCGTGACGGCTTGCTGGAGCAGATCCGCGAGGTGAGCGACGAGGCGGCCCTGCGCGACCGGGTACTGCCCGCGATCGCCGCGGCGGACCTGAGCCGCACGGACCTCGATGTGTTGGCCCTGGCGCTGCAGGCGCGGATGACGCAGTTCACCGGCGTGCGCGTGACCCTGCCGATGGCTCGGGCGATGCTACGCAACGCTGGGCGGACGCCGTCCGGGCGACGGGTGCCATTCTGGGCGGCGCAGTTCTGCTACATCGGCAACGGCGACTACTTCTACAACCTGGACAACAAGGAGAAGCTGACCCGGCAGGGGTTTGACCTCAACTTCGGCCGGTTCATGCCGGCCTACATGGACGAAGACGGCAACGTGCCGAGCGCGAGCAAGCATGCGGCGGACGTATGGCAGATCCCGTGCGCGGCGAACGTGGCCTACAACCCGACGCTGGGGCCGCTGTTCGAGCTGGGCGGGCAGTCGTTCGCGAACTCGTACTGTGAGCAGAACCTGCCAGGCACCGCCGAGCCGCCGGACTTCGATGGTGAGCTGGTCATCGAGCTGTTCGAGGCACACACCCGGTTGATCCTGCCGCAGGAGCAGGAGCGCCGGGCGTTTCTCGACTGGATCGCGCACAACGTGCAACACCCCGGGCGAAAGATCCGCTGGTCGCCGTTTTTGCATGGCCTGCCGGGCGCCGGCAAGACGCTGTACGCGCAACTGCTGTCCGCGGCGATGGGGCCGGACAACGTCAAGCCGATCAACGCGACGACGATCCTGACCTCGCAGTTCAACGAGTGGGCGAACGGCGCGGCGGTGGGGTGCATCGAGGAGATCCGGGTGCCCGACCACTCGGCACGCGAAGCCGAGAACAAGCTCAAGGCGCCGGTCAGCAACTCAACGATCGAGATTCACCCGAAGGGGGCGAAGCCGTTCGTCGTCGTGAACGTGACGAACTACCTGATCCTGTCGAACTTCGCCGACGGTCTGCCGATGGACGAGACCGACCGGCGGTACCTCGTCCTGCGCGCTGCGCTGGGCAAGGAGGAGATTCTGGCGCTGTCCGCGAGCGGGCACTACAAGCGGCTGTTCGAGGGCCTGGAGAAGCACGCGGGGGCCCTGCGCTGGTGGTTGCTGCATCGAGAACTCGGCCCGGAGTTCGACCCGGACGGGCACGCACCTTGGACGGCGGAGAAGGCGCGCGTGGTTGAACTGTGCCGTTCGGACTTGCACAACGCACTGACCGACCTCCTGACGGATGGCGGCCGAGGTATTTCACGGCACGTGATTTCGGTGCCGCACCTCGTGCAGAAGCTGGTCGAGCGGACCGGCGAGAAGGTGTTCACGAGGACGCTGAACAAGCTGCTGACGGATGCCGGGTACACGGAAAGGCGGCGGGTGTTCTGGGACAAATCGCAGCACCGGGTGGCCGTTCACGAGCTATTCGTCTACCCGGCCGGGGAAAGCGAGAAAGAGACCAACAAGAGGCTGGCAAAAATTCTGGAGGCGACTTTGGACGAAAACGGGCTCGATTGACGAGACAAATAGCGTCTTTTGTATTTGTCTAGCGATTTGTCTAGTGATTTGTCTATAACTTAACTTGCTGATTTACCTATTCTTTTACTCTACTAGACAAATACTAGACAAATAGAGAAAAAGAGGGGGTGAAAGAGAAATAGAGAGAAAAGAGAAAGAAGTATACGTGTATACACATGTTTTTTCTGTATACGTTAAGAAATGCGCTATTTGTCTAGTTCGGCCTTTTTTGTCTAGTCCGCTCTTTTTTGCCGTGAAAGGAGCTTCGCGATGAGTCGTGCAAACCACACGCCAACCGGCGATGCTGGTGCCTCGAATCGGAGCGTTCAACGGTTGAACGCCCTTTCCGAGAGCCCCCTCGAGTCGGACACCGAGCGCTACCTGGTGCGCCGGGTGCACGCCTTGGGCGGGGAGTGCCTGAAGATCGCCAGCCCCGGGAACGCCGGTGTGCTCGACCGGCTGGTGATGCTGCCCGGCGAGGTGATGTGCTTCGTCGAAGTCAAGCGCCTGGGCGAGGGCCCCAGCAAGCTGCAGCAGCGGTTTTTGCGGCGGATGAATGAGCTGTCCGTTCCAGCGGCAGTGATTGACAGCCGGGAAGCCGCGGATGCGCTGCTGCGCGACCTGGTGCGCATCCATGCCTGAAGTGCTCCACCTGCGTCCGTTCCAAGAGCGGATGCTCGAGCACGCCTACCGCAACCCGTTCTGCGCGCTGTTCGCCGACATGGGCGCAGGGAAGACGGCGACGGTGCTGGCGTTGATCGTCCGGCTCCTCTCCTTGCTCGACGTGGCGCGCGTCCTGGTCGTTGCGCCGCGGCGGGTGGCCCTGACAGTGTGGCCGTCAGAGATCGCGCGCTGGGCGCCCTTCCAGGGGCTTTCCTGCCGGTGCCTGAGCGCTGAGGACTTCCGTTTCCGGCGGCAGGAGGGGGTCGTGCGCCGCCGGGGCAGTGAGACGACGGTGACGCGCCTGGTACCACAGGCGACACGCGCGGATTTCCTGACCGGAGAGATGGTGCAGACGATCAGCCGCGACCGCCTGGCGGACCTCGTGCGGCTGTTCGGCCGCGACTGGCCGTACGACCTGGTGGTGCTCGACGAGTCGAGTGGCTTTCGCGACCCCGCCACTTCCCGCGTCAAAGCGATGCGCTGGCTACGCCGGCAGGGCTTGCTGTACCGGGTAGTGGCGCTGTCGGGGACGCCGCGACCGAAAAGCCTGCTCGACCTGTGGTCGCAGCTGGCGATTCTCGACGGGGGCGAGCGGCTGGGGCGAACGATGGAAGGCTACCGCTCGCGATATTTCGTGCCGGACAAGCGCTCGCGCTCCGGCCAGGTGTTCTCTTGGGCGTCGAGGCCAGGGGCGGAGGAGGAGGTATTCGCGCGCATTGGCGACCTGTGCGTCAGCCTGTTGCCCGAGGATGTCGTGTCACTGCCGGATCGGACGATCAACTCGATTCGGGTTCCGCTGCCCGCCGCGGCGCGGGCGATCTACCGCGAGCTGGAGCGGCATGCACTGGCCGAGCTGGAAGGCGGTGACGTGGTCGCGCTCAACCGCGCGGTGCTGGTCGGCAAGCTGCTGCAGGTGGCGGGCGGGGCAGTCTATGACGAGGCTGGGCAGGTGCAGGCGGTGCACGACGCCAAGCTCGACGCGCTGGAGGAGCTGATCGAGGCGAGCTGCGGGGCGCCGTTGCTGCTGGCGTATTGGTTCCGGCACGAACGGGACCGGATCAAGGCCAGGTTCCCGCAGGCCTGCGAGTTCGACGACTACCCGGACACCGAGGCGCGCTGGAACCGCGGTGAGATCCCCCTGTTGCTGCTGCACCCGGCCAGCGGGGCGCACGGGCTTAACCTGCAGTACGGCGACGGGCACGGGGTGTGGTTTGGGCCCATCCACGACCTTGAGCTGTGGCAGCAGTGGAACAAGCGGCTGCATCGACCGGGGCGGCGGTCGCCGGTCTTCGTCCACGTTCTGCTGGCCGACGGCACGATCGACGGGGCAGTGCTCGATGCGCTTGGCCCGAAAGGAGACGGGCAGGACCGGCTGTTGCGCGCGGTGCGCCTGCGACTGGAAGAGCTTGGCGGAGCATGAGTTTGCCGCGACAAGCGCGCCGACGCGCAGCAGACGAAGCGGCGCTTGCCGGGCTGGCGAGGGTTTCCTCTGGTTGGGTCAATGCGTTTGCGGTGGCGCGCGCGGCGCAGTGGCCTTGGCGCTCGATCGCCAGGGCGTTGATACGGCTGGCGGCAGAGGGGCGGGTGCGCCAGGCGGTGCGGGTGTGGTACGCGCACGGCTATCGGCGCCGCGCGACGCGAGTGTACCGGCTACCTGAAGAGGCGCTCGACTGGGGGGCTTGGCCGGACTGGGCAGTGCCGTATGTGGCACACCAACACAGGGCGAGGAGGGGGTGAATCCGGCGTGCACTTGTGCGGGGGTGTCGTAGGGTGGAGGGTATGGTCGATACCAATAAACTTTGGAACCAAAGCAAGCGCGAGTCCGATGTGGACCGGCGCAAGCGGTTCGCGCGCGAGTACCTGGTTGATTTCTCGCGCAAGGGCGCGGCGATCCGGGCGGGCTATTCGCAGCGCTCGGCGGCCAGCATCGGCAGCTGGCTGTTCAAGCGCCCGGATGTGCAGCAGTGGATCAAGGAGGAGCAGGAGGCGCGCGCCAAGCGGGTCTATGTCAAGGCCGATCGGGTGTTGCAGGAGCTGGCGCGGATGGCGTTCTTCGATCCGCGCAAACTGTTCCGGGAAGACGGGACGGCTATACCAATCGGGGAGCTGGATGACGACACCGCGGCCTGTATCTCGGCAGTCGATGTCGATGAGCGGCGAGACGGGCGGGTGTGGAAGTACCGTATCGGAGACAAAGGTCAGGCGCTGACCAACTGCATGCGGCATCTTGGCATGTTGAGCGAGACGCTGGTACATACCGGGCCGGCGGGCGGACCAGTGGCGTTGTCAGTCGAAGCCGCGGCTTCGCTGACCAAGGCATTGAAGGCGAGATTGCGTGCGCGCAAGTCCTGAGATTCTCGACGCCGAGGCGTTGCGGCTGCTGCACGAGCTGCCGTTTTCTGCCATCGAGTCCGCCTGGCTCGACATGCTGGAACTCGACCGCACAGGTATGGTGGCGCGCGACCTGGCGCGGTTCGACCGGTTTTTCCTTCTGACGCAAGTTTTGCATCGTGAGGATGCGTGGCATCCGTGGATCTATGCCCGGTGCCGAGAGGTCGAGAAAGCCCCGGACGGTTATCTCGATTTGTGGGCGAGGGAGCACTTCAAATCTACGACGATCACCTTCGCCGGGGGAATCCAGGAAATTCTTCTCGACCCTGAAATCACGATCGGCATTTTTGCGTTCAACAAGCCGACGGCGCGGAAATTCCTGCGCCAGATCAAGTACGAGTTGGAAACGAATCGCGGGCTACAGAATTTGTTCCCGGATGTGCTTTTCGCAGACCCAAAGAGGGAATCCCCTCGCTGGTCTGAGGACTCGGGGCTGGTGGTTCGGAGAAAATCGAATCCGAAAGAAGCGACGATAGAGGCGCACGGGCTGGTCGATGGACAGCCGACCGGGGCGCATTACCTGCTGCGGATTTACGACGACGTGGTGACGCTGGATTCCGTGACCTCGCCGGAAATGGTGAAAAAGACGACCACGGCCTGGTCGTTGTCCGACAACCTGGGGGCGCGCGGACCTTCCGGGCCGGCCCGTGCGTGGCACATCGGAACCCGGTATTCTTTCGGTGACACGTACCAGGACATGATCGACATGTTGGCCGTGGAGCCGCGGATTTACCCGGCGACGGACAACGGGCAGCCGGATGGCAATCCGGTTTTTCTCTCTCCCGAAGTCTGGGCCGAAAAGCGGAAAAAGCAGATCAGCTCGGT